CGCATTATGGACGCTGCTTATGCTTAATAAAGAAGAAGTCAGAATGGAATTATTGAAGGTGATAATTCCACAAGCAAGTCGTGTGGGGATTAGTGAGCCACAACACATTATAAAAAGTTGTTTGCAATTTGAAGAATATGTGTTAGGGTTTTCTGAAAGTTCTGGTGAAGTACCGGATTCACCACCTAAACGAAAGGGTGGTCGGCCCAAACGGACAACCGACAAAACACTGAGTTTAGAATCAGACCCCGCTCATAGCGGATAAGTCAAATTACTCGCCGGTGACGAATAATTTCACTTAAAGGAGAAACGCTATGAGTTTCGAAGTCACGACTGCTTTTGTGCAGCAGTACTCAACCAATGTCCAACTGTTGCTCCAACAGCGCGGTTCCAAACTGCGTGATGCCATGACTGTCGGCTCTTATGTCGGTAAAGCAGCCAAGGCCGTTGAGCAAATCGGCCCCGTCACCGCCCAGGCACGTACTACCCGCCATGGTGACACCCCCCTGATCTCTACTCCTCATGATGCCCGTTGGGTCTTCCCTACTGATTACGAGTGGGCTGACCTGATCGATGATCAAGACAAACTCCGTATGCTGATCGATCCGACCAGTCCTTACGCTATCAATGGTGCTTATGCCCTTGGTCGTGCCATGGACGATCTGATCATTGCCGCTGCCCTTGGTACTGCCAAGACCGGTGAGAACGGAACAGTTGATACCCCGTTCGATACCGCGAATCAGCAGGTTGGAGTTGGTTCTACTCCTGCCGGTCTGACCATCGGTAAGTTGAGGGAAGCCAAAGAAATCCTGATGGCCAATGAAGTTGATACCGACATGGACCCTCTGTATATGGCGGTTACCGCCAAACAGTTGATGGATCTTCTCGGTACGACTGAAGTGACCAGCAGCGACTTCAACACCGTTAAAGCTCTGGTTCAGGGTGATGTGAATACCTTCATGGGATTCAAATTCATCCAGATTGAGCGCCTTGGTGTGAATGCTTCCAGTCACCGTCGCGTCATCGCATGGGCGAAATCAGGAATGCATGTTGGCCTGTGGAACGACATCAATAGTCGTATCTCCGAACGCGCTGACAAATCGTACTCAAACCAGGTCTACGTCAAAGGAACCTTCGGTGCTACCCGCGTTGAAGAGAAAAAAGTCGTAGAAATCCTGTGTAACGAAGCATAAGGAGATAAATCATGGCTGAAACTTACGCAACTGAGGTCGCCGGTCAAGTAGCGATCCCCGCAACCAAATCTGATGGTGGTGTTGTTGGTGGTCGTCTTCGCCGGTTCCGTGCAACTGTTGGGATGGATGGACAGGCAAGCGGTGATACCGTTGTTCTTGCCAACATTCCACCGGGTCACTCTTTCGCTTATGGTGTCATTACCGCCAGTGCTACTCTGGGTGCATCTGCTACCCTGGCTGTCGGTGTCGCTGGTACTGCTACCAAGTATCGTGCTGCTGCTACTTTCACCGCCGCCAATACTCCGACTCTGTTCGGTACGGCTGTCGGTGTAGCCGCTGATGCTGTGGCTGCTGGTGAGCAGGTTATCGCTACTGTTGGTGCTGCTTCTCTGCCTGACAGTGCCGGTTTCTTCGTGGTTGACCTGTACTACTCCGCGCCTTAATCACCGTTTACCAAAGGGGAGTAGCAATACTCCCCTTTTTCTCAAAGAGGGTGAATTATGGCTTCAGTAGTAGACATCTGCAACCGCGCCCTTGACAAATTGGGTTATGGTTCGATTACCAGTCTGGATGATGGGACAAAGGCTGCGAACCTGTGCAACCGTGCATGGCCTTTGACTCGTGATCAGGTACTGCGGGATCATCCGTGGAACTTTGCTATCAAAAGAACAATAACTTCCCCTGTTGTTCTGCCTCCCGATTGGGGGTTTGCATACCAACATCCTCTCCCTGCTGATTTGTTACGCCTCCTTGATGTAAAAGACCTGTCTACTCGCGATTATCAGGTAGAGGGTAAATTTATCCTTGCTAACGATGCTGCTTTGTATATCAGGTACATTCAAAGAGTCGTAGACCCTAATCAATATGATGCCTTGTTTCTTGAGGCTGCTACTACCCGTCTTGCGTTTGAGATGTGTGAGGCTTTGACTCAGAGTAATCAGAAAAAGGAAGCTCTGTGGAGTGAATATGATGACGCGTTGACCAGAGCGAAACGGGTTGATGCTCAGGAGAATCCACCAGTGATCTTTGAAGAAGATGACTGGATTGCTGTGAGGTACTGATGCCGAAAGCGTCATGGATACAGAACTCATTTAATGCTGGGGAACTTTCACCACAATTGAAGGGTCGCCCTGATATTGAGAAATACAAGAATGGTTGTGAGACTGTTCTGAACTTTATCCCGCAAATTTACGGCCCTGCACAGAAACGTCCTGGTACTCGTTATGTTAATACTGTCAAAACTTCTGCGAACAAGACACGACTGATTCCTTTTGAATACAGTGTCGGTGATGCGTATGTTCTGGAATTTGGTAATCATTATATTCGGTTTTATACTCAAGGTGGGGTTTTACTTAATGGTGGTGTGCCGTATGAAATATTTACATCATATTCTTCGGCTGTGGTAGGTAATATTCATTTTGCTCAATCTGCTGATGTTCTTTATCTGGCACACCCTGATCATCCTCCTCGTAAACTCCAACGGTTTGACACATACGACTGGCGACTTGAGGATGTAGTTTTTGATCCTCCTCCATTCCGTGATGAGAATACGACCGATGTGACATTGACCATCAGTGCCGTTACCGTTACCGGAACTGGTCTTGTAATCACTGCATCAGAACCTATTTTCTCATTCACCAGTTATATACGACATATCAAGTTCAGTGAGACAGTTGGTTCCAAGCACGACTTCTGGGAAACCAATAAACCTGTTACCAGTGGTGATTACAGATACCATGGGGACAATCTGTATCAGGCGACATCTAATGGTACAACCGGTACTCGTTCTCCGATCCATCTACGAGGGACAGAAAGTGATGGGAACGTTGATTGGGAGTATATTCACAGCGGATATGGTTATGTTTACGTGGGTGGATACATTTCTACAACCAAGGTCATAGCCACTGTTATCAAACGCTTGCCGGACAGTGCGTTGACAGGGACAGTGTATTGGGCTAATTCGTCCTGGTCGCCAACCGATGGTTATCCAAAAGCTGTTGCATTTTATGAAGATCGTTTGTGGTTCGCTGGTTCCCGCTCACGTCCCCAGACCTTATGGGCATCGTTCAGTGGTGATTATGAGAATCATGAATATGGGACAAATGATGATAATGCTCTGAATTACACCATCGCGTCGCAGGACATCAACACGATCCAATGGCTTGCTCCAGGGCAGATATTGGCTATCGGAACAGCGGGTGGTGAGTTCTCCTTGAGTGCGGGTTCTTTTGATGAGCCAGTGACTCCGACCAATATCCGCATTGCCCCTCAGACAACCTACGGATGTGCGGATCTTCAACCATTCAAGATCGGTGGATCAGTATTATTCCTGCAACGAGCGGGGAGAAAAATTCGTGAGCTGACCTACAATTTCGAAAGCGATAGTTACGTTGCTCCAAACATGACGGTTCTGGCAGAACATATTACCTCTGCTGGTGTTGTTGATATGGCATACCAGCAGGAACCAAGCCAAGTACTCTGGGTTCCTGATAAGAACGGACAGCTGGTTGGTATGACCTATGAGCGTACCGAGGACGTTGTTGGTTGGCATCGTCATACTTTGGGTGGTATTGTGGAGTCGGTTGTGACCATACCCCATTGGGATGGTGATCAGGATTCTACTTGGATGATCATTAAACGTACTATCAATGGCAATGTTGTTCGGTACATCGAGTATATCGAGAAGTATCTGACTGATGACCACGCACACTTTGTTGATTGTGGTGCTGTTTATGATGGTGCTCCAACGACCACCATCTCCGGTCTGACATGGTTGGAAGGTGAAGAAGTAACGATTCTGGCCGATGGTGCCGTTCATCCGAACCGGACTGTAACGTCAGGATCTATTAGTTTACAGGTTGCCGCCTCCGTTGTGATTGTCGGGTTATCCTATGATGCGATTCTCAAGACCATGCCGATTGAGGCGGGTGCCGCTGATGGAACGGCACAAGGGAAAACGATCCGGTTGAATAACATCGTGATCCGGCTCCATCAGACAGGTCCGGGGCTTTTCTATGGTGCTGACATCAACCGGCTTGATGAACTGCACCCCCGTACCACAACCATGAACATGGATGCGCCGGTTCCACTGTTTACCGGTGATACTCCGGCGCTCCCATGGCCAGGTGAGTATGAGCAATCACCACAGATGATTATCAAGCACTCTCTGCCAACCCCTTGCACGGTGATCGCACTGATGCCGCAGCTGGTGACGTATGATCGTTAGGATACCGAGGAATGATGATCTTCACAGAATTGAGTTGCAGGAAAATCAGGAACAGATTAAATCGCTTCTTGATTGCGACATTGATCTTCAGGCTGTGGGTGAAGCGAATCAGGCATGGACAATGGAACACGAGGGTGAAATTATGGCCGTTGTTGGACTTGAGCCACAATGGGAAGGCAGAGCGATTGCTTGGACGTTTATATCGAAACACGCGGGTAAATGTTTTGTTGCTCTGCATAAAGCTGTCACGCAGATCATGGATGCGTCAGGATACCGGCGCATCGAGACAACTGTGGATGTAGGATTCAAACAGGGACACAGGTGGGCAAAGATGACAGGATTTGAGGTTGAGGGATTAATGAAAGCCTACAGACCAGATGGTGCCGACATGGTTCTTTATGCGAGGATAAGATAATGGCATTTTTAGCCCCTCTATTCTTCGGGTCAGCCGCAGCCGCAGGTACTGCTGGCTCTGCTGCTGCCAGTTTAGCTGCTGCCACAGGTGTTGGTGGAGCTGCTGGTACAGCCGCACTTGCGGGTACAGCGGCCACCAGTGGACTGTTCGGTGCTGGTGGTGCTTTAACCGCTGGTGGGCTGGCCAAGGGTGCCATGCTTGCTGGATCAGGGTTGTCAACATTCAGCAATCTCCAGCAGGGTCAGGCCGCTGGAGCCGCTGCTCAATACAATGCCCGTCTTGCCGAGATCCAGGGACAGGTTGCCGAAAATCAGTTGCGCCGCGATGCTCGTAGAACCACAGGCGCTATCCGAGCCAGAGTTGCCAAGACCGGTGCACGGATGGAAGGGACACCTCTGATGGTGCTCGCCGAGTCCGAAGCTGACGCCGAACTCGATTTGCTGGATCAGCGATGGTCTACTGCCCAGACTGCTCGTACTTATCGTCAACAAGGAAGGCAAGCCGTCAGAGAGAGCCGAGTCAGAGCAGGAACGTCGTTACTCACTGCCGCAGGTAATATGTTTTAGGAGATAAACCATGGCAAAACTGCCAATGTACCAAAGACGAGTGACCCCACAAGCACCCGAAGCAACGGCGCAACAGTTCGGGTCTGGTGTTGCCGCTGCCCAAGGGGATATGGGGAACGTGCTTCAGCAGATCGGGGATAATATGAGGCGCAGGAATGAAGTCATTGACCGTGTACGGTTACTGACGGATTTCGATCAGACCGCCATGATGGATATGGAAGCACTACAGGCTGGTGAAGATTTCACTGATCCTGCCGCCTTGGATAAGTATAAACAGTCGTTACGTGAACGTGCTGAAATGGTCATTGCCAACCATAATGGTCGGTCTGGTAGTAAAGCTGAACTTCGTGCTCAGATTGATAATCAGGTTGGTCAGTATACAAAAGCGGCAATGTCGGAGCAAATAAGAGCACAGAAAGGTGTACTTGCCAACTATGCCGATATGCTTGGTAACGAACTGGCAATCAAGGTTACAGACGCACCAGAGTTCGCTAAAACTGCTTTCGATGAATACAATAAGAAGGTGGAACAAATGTTCCCCGCTCTCAATGAAGCGGAACAAAGAGCTTATATTCAATCCGGTCGTCAAAAAATTGCCAGTGCTGCAATCAATGGTTCACTTCAGCGTGGTGATTATGAAACCGCCAAGGCATTACTGAAAGACCCTGCTGTTGGTAAATACTTGAGTCCTGATGCTGCTCAGTCTGCTGCATTTAATGTTGCTGCCGGAGAAGGTAAAGTTAAAGCCGAACAAGAGCGAGTTAATAGGAATGTAATGTTTTATGGTCGTATTATGGAAGGATTAACACCAGAGCAAGAAGTCATTGTGAGAATGTTTGAGGATGATAAAAATGCGAGTCTTTCACAAAAAATTGTCCAGCTTGAACTGTTACAGGACGGAAGACCGGCTTCATTGGAACAACGTCAGCAACTTGCAGGGGCGCTGATAAAAGAAACAACAGGTTCTGGTGGCACTCAACCAGAAAGAGATGAAGCGTTCCTCTTGAGTCATGTTGATGCTATTATGGCCGGTACTGCGTCAGAACAGGTCTGGAGGCAGTTTACCTCTGTTGCTAATCGTGCTTATGGTGATCGTGATGTCACAGATAAACACACTGGTATGACCAGTTCTGTACGCACTAGTGCTCCAACATGGGTGAATAGGGCATTAAACATAGGTACAGATATTTATGGCAGTGGTATGACATCTCCACCAGCAGACACACAGCTTAGAATTGGTGCCGACAGACCACCTGTGACCCAACAGGCACCGATTCGTGTACAGGGTGCAGGGCAACCCCAACAACCGACTCCACCTGAGCGTAAAATGATTAATCTGGACAATCACCAGCAATTTAATCAGGCGTTTGAAACAGCGAGTCCTGATGTACAAGAAGCAGCCGAGGGATTTTATAATCTGAGGGAGCAAGTACGAGCAGGTGCTGAAAGAACTTTGTGGGACAGAGCGAAGAACCTCGAAGGTTTAGGGGCGAAGATATTACCGAAAGTAAAGAAGGGTCTGGAAACAGTTGGTGTCGATACGGCCATTTCTGGTGAATTTGCAGTTGATCAACAATTCGTAACCCTTGTCACAAACTTCATTGCTAACTCGTTGCGTGAAAATCAGCGGTCTAGTACCGAACTTGAAGAACTCAAGAAAGAACTAGGACTCCTTGGTGACTTCACCGGTGGTGAAAATTCATACAAGAGGCGATTACTTGGTACATATGAGGCAGTGCAGACAAGAATTAAAAATGAAGTTAACGCTATGCAGGACTATAGTCGTAGTCCTACTGATGTACAAAATTCCGTTCAAAAAGTGGCAATACTACAGGGGGTCATTGACATTTTAGGTGTTCCGCCAATGGTAAGATCAGAACAAGAAATGATGCAATATCCATCAGGTACAGAACTGATGACGGAACATATGGATGAAAAAGGTGAGAGAAAATTAGTAATTGTTCCTTAAATTAAAGGTATTTTATGGAATGGTATGATAAATACAGAGCACCGGATACTTCTGACACAGGTGAAAAATCTCCTGTGACCAACAGGTATACCAATAACCCTAATTATTCACCGGAAGCGTTAGGTCAACCCGCCACTGGTCGAATGGCATCTGCACCTTCTGGAGCAGAAGATATACCATGGTACGACAAATATAAAGTTTCTACTCATGGTTGGCAAGAACGCCTTGCCGCTGCTACCGAGGCGGGAACCGGTGGTGCGATTGAGGCAACTGGTACGGTCGGCGGGGCGATTCAGGGTGCCAAACTTGGTGCGAAACGTGGGCCTTGGATGGCGGTCGCGGGAGCCGTTACTGGTGGAATAACAGGTGCTTTAGCCGCAGGTCAGGCAAGAGATATTGCTGATATTCGCAGACCTGAAGATTTTCCTGAAGGGTTACGACCAGACGCATATGCCGGTGAAGTCATTGGATCAGGTATACCTTTTGCTGTCCTTCCTTACGGGCCATGGAGATTTGCAGACACTTCCATTATTGGTCGGTGGGCGAACAATGTCATGGCTACCGCAAAAGCTAAACCTGTTGCGTCCGCTGGAGTAGAAGCAAGTGGTATCGGAGGGTCTGCTGTTTTATCAGGCGCTGCTGAAAGATCGGCACCTGGTAACACCCCTGCTCGTATTGGTGCGGAGATGGTTGCCCCCGTGTTTGTTCAGTCCATGATACAACTTGGTCGTCTTGGTTTAAGACAAGCCGGTACTACCCTTAAATCCATGCGCCCTGAGGGTCGCAGAACTGCCGCAGGAAAACATCTTGTCAGACGAGCTGAAGACGTTGGTGACAACATAAGCGCCATAATGAGAGCATATGAAGAATTTCCTAATATGTTCCCAGGCATTGACAGAGAGCAGTTCAGTCTTGCACAAATCACAGGGTCGAGATTTTTAGCAGCCGTTGAGAAAGATTTGGCGAGACATAGTGAGAGTTTCGGTCAGGAAGTACGCAGACGATTTGAGGACGGTATGGAAACTATTCGTGCTCAGATTGTGTTATTCACAGGCACAGGTGATCCTGCTGCTGTAAAAGAAGCTGCTCGAATACGTACAGAGTACATGAGAGAATTACTCGATGCTCAGTTACAGGTGGCCGAAGAAACTGCTGTGACCGCTGTCCGTAATATAACAAGTGACTCTCAAACAGCCAGAGCCGCAATCAGTAAACCGGGAAAAGATGCCATTGAAAAAGTTGTTAGAGACTCAAGAGTTGTCGAGAAAGAGTTATGGGAAAATGTTCCAAAAGAACTTGAAGCAGGAGTTGATAATTTAGGAAGAGCAATCCGTGAGATACAGGATAGTGTACTCGATAGTCAAAAAGGTGAAGTAATCCCCAAGCACGTTCTTGCTGAATTTAGAAGGATAACAAAACAGGCTGATGTTGATGAATTTGGTGCAGGGTTTAGAGAATTTATTGACGATGTTGTTAATGTTCCTGTTGACACTACATCTGCAAGAACAACAATCGACCAATTAAAGAAAATGCGTACCGTTATTATTGATGAGTTGGAAACACCTGATCTTTCAAGAAATCGTACAAGGATACTCAGCATTTTAAATGACGCAATTCTTGAAGACATGGATGTCGTATTTAAGGAGCTTGGTGACGATAGTTATGACATCGCCCGTAATTTCACCAGAGAGTTTCATGATGTTTTTACTCGTAGTTTTACCGGTAAGGCGTTATCTGAAACCAAGCGTGGTGATAGAGTTGCTCCAGAGCTTCTAATGCGGGAGGCAATGGCTTCTGGTGGCGAAGCTGCTGAGTTAAAACTGAGAGAATTGGATGAGGCTGTAAGTTTTCTCATTGGTCGTGAAAACGTACCGGCCAGATATGCTACGGACACCACAGCATTAGATATGATGCTTGATTCACAACGTAGGATTATCCGACTGACTGCTGCAAAACTTGCTGACCCTCTGACTGGTAAAATAAATCCGAAAACATTACAGAAGTTCATCAGGGATGAGCCACTTCTTAATAAATTTCCAGAGATTAAGGCTGATCTTCAAAGGGCGGTAACGTCAGAAAAAGCAAGACGGCTGATTGAAACAGATGTTACACGACAAGTAGATTTTCTTAAAAATTCTTCTGATCTTGCCTTGATTATAAAACAAAATCCTGTACAAAGAGCGAAAATTGCTCTTCGTTCCACGGATGTTGCGACCGATGGTACTAACAACGAGTTGGTCAGTTACATCAGGACATCGAGAGAAGCTGCTACGACTTCGGCACAAAAAATAGAAAATGCTTCGCAGAGAGCAGCAGAAGAACAAAGGATTATGAAAGGGGTAACATATTCGATTTATCAGGCAATAATGGATGCCTCCATGACCAATGTAACAGGTGGTGGGCAGACAAATCGTGTACTGGATCTTGGTAAGTTCACATCGAACCTATTTAACGCTACATCTGTCGGACGTAAATCGGTTATTGATACCATGTTTGATCAAGGGTTGGTCACGGCAGAAGAAGTAAAGGGTATGGGAGGATTGTTACAACTTGCCCAAAATGTCCTGATTACCACTAACCCTGGTATGGCTATTGATACAGCAACGGACTTAGGTGACGTACTGATTGATGCTGGATCACGGTTTGCTGGTACATTCATTATGAAGAGTACCTTGAAGCAATGGGGTGTCAGGAACATACCAATTACTGCTTATACTGTTGGCGCGAACGTGGGAGAACAAGTCCTTCGGTCATTACCGCGCAAGACCATGAAGGCAGCAACAATGGAGATAATGTTAAATCCGGGTGCTGAAATAATTAACCCTATTACTGGCACAAAAACAACAGTATTGAAACTCATGTATTCAAACGCACGAAGCCCTGAAGAAATGGCCTTGAAAATCAGACAAATGAACGCTTGGTTCATTCGAGCAGGGGTCTACAACTTCGTTGATAAACTTGAGCAGGAAATTATGCCCGAAGAAGGAGTCACACAATGACCATAAGCACAACAGGTACTCGCCAGTCCTATAACGGCAACGGATTCACGAAGAATTTCGCATTCCCCTACCGGTTCCTGGCGAACGCCGATCTGAAAGTGGTTCTCGTTGCCGCCAATGGTACGGAGACACTTCAGGTTTTGAATACCAACTACACGGTATCCGGTGTTGGTAGTGACTCCGGTGGCACAGTGTCGATGATTGTCGCACCACCATCAGGCTCTCGTCTGGTGGTCTATCGCGATATGATCCTGACTCAGGAGATTGACTATATCACCGGTGATCCGTTCCCTGCTGAGACCCACGAGCAGGGTCTTGACCGATTGACCATGATCAGTCAGCAGCAGAAGAGTGTGTTGGATCGGGCTGTTGTTACTCCTGTGACCGAGTTTGATAACCTGGATATGACTCTACCGAAAGCCTCGGATCGTGCAACAACTGTTCTGGCGTTCGATGAATCCGGTGAGCCTGTAGTCGGCCCAACCATTGCTGCCGTGGGTACGGTGTCGGGGAATATTGTCAATGTTAATACCGTGGCCACCAACATCAACAATGTCAATACAACATCAACGCTGTCAACGCGAATAAAACAAACATTGATACAGTAGCTACCAACATCTCCAATGTCAACGCGGTCGGTGGGAACATCACCAATGTCCTAGCTGTCGATGCCAACGAAGAGAATATCAATGCTGTACAGGCTAATGAAGCAGATATCGACACAGTAGCTACCAACATCTCCAATGTCAACGCGGTCGGTGGGAACATCACCAATGTTAATGCAGTCGCTGGTAACGCAACCAACATCAATGCTGTTGCTGCTAATGAGGCGAATATTGATACAGTTGCTGGGAGTATTGCTAACGTCAACGCAACAGGTAACAGTATTGCAAATGTGAATACTGTAGCACCGAACATCGACAACATCGACACCGTGGCAGACGACATCAACAGTGTCGTGATTGTTGCTGGCAGCATTGCGGATGTGAACACGACGGCTGGTAACATCGGTAACGTGAACCTTGTCGGTAGTGACTTGTCCAACGAGTACATCTTCATCGAGGACTGCGGGAGTATCACTGATCCTGTACAAGCGACAGAGGGAGAGTCTCTGATTCGCACTGTTGCTGAGAATATTACCAATGTGAATCTAGTAGCGGAGAACATCGTTGCTGTACAAGGTGCTGTACCTGCTGCGGAACAGGCCGCACTGGACGCTATAGCAACCGCCGCTGATAGGACACAGACGGGGCTTGATGTGCAGGCGACTGGTGGTCACGTGACGTTATCCCAGCAAGCAGCCATTGCATCCGCAGCCTCAGCAGCGGCACTGCCGTTGGTTGTGACCGCTATGGCCGCTGACCTGATCCGGACGCAAGAAATCATCGCCACCCATCATGCTTTTGAATAAGGAGAATTTATGGCAACATTAGAAGAAGAGGTTGCAGGGCTAACACAAGCAACGACCGACCTGCTCACAACGGTCAACGTCAAAAAATCAACCCTCGACGCATCCGTTGATGAATCCACCACCCAAGCCGCCATCTCGACCGCTGGAGCTAACACAGCGACGGAACAAGCTGGTATCGCCACAGCAGCTAAAAACGCAGC